AAGAACCATCTACTCCTGATCCACCATTACCCGTATCACTTGAGTTAGCTGTTACTGTAACTCCAGAAGTATTTTTAGCTATTATGTTATATGTATTAGCAGTTAAAACTTGATTAACAATATATGCTTGATTTAATACATCTGCTGTTATAACTCCGCCTAAAGAAACAGCTTGAGTAAATGTTACTGTATCTCCTACAACAGCAGCGTGTGAAGAATCAGTTACTACAACTGTAGAAGAACCATTAGTAGCAGCAAAGGTTATAGAGTTTGTAGATGTTTTTCTAATAGGAGTAATATTATTAAAATCATCACCTTGTTTTACATAATATTTTAAATGTGTACCTACACCTATATAATCTGTTTGTCCTTGATCCCTGTAAGAATGTAAGCTTCTACAAGTGCCTTCGAAAGAATTTTGAGTATTTTTTTCCCATCCTCCTATTTTTTCTGGACGACCACTACGAAATCTAACTTTGTCTGCATCAAACCATCCGCCTTCTTCTGAATAAGAAGTTCCTTCTTTATTTATTCCGGGTTTAAAAACATACTTTTTTAACATTATTTTTCTAATACTCTTTTTTTAAGTCTTTCTGCCCTTAATCCTACTTGATTAGCCCATTTACTGTCCATCATTTCAATAGCAGCAGTTTCAAAATCATGTACTTCCATAGCAGCTAAAAACTTTTTAAACTTACTTAATCTAGGATAGCCTAAGTTAAAACACATATTTACCATTACACGTTGTTTATTATCATTAAGTTCTCTCCACCAATACAAGTTACGATCTAATTCTTCACAAACTATATCAACATCGTTATTTAAACATTCTATTATTCTTTTTTCAGATACAGGTGTTCCTTCTTCTTTTTGATATTCTTCATCTGTATTTAAAACTAAATGACCAACACCAAATGTAAGGTAGCCAAGATGATCTTTATAAATTTCATATATATATCCTTCATCAAGTATTAATTCTTTTACTAACTTATCTCTGTCCATAATTTATTATATTTATAAACCTCCCCCTATCAAAAAAGAACAGGAGCAGACTTGCTCTAAATCAATAGGGTTTGGCTAATCTTGTTTGTGTGAAGCACCAAAATAAAAACTTATTACTGCACTAGCTAAACCACCTAAATATCCAAGCACAAGATTAATCAATGCTTCTGAATTTTGTTCTGGAGGCTGAAGAGTTACTAAGAATATGTAGCCCATAAAACCACCCACTACAGCTATTCCCATAATTCGTGCTGTCCAATCTTTACTAAATTTACCTCTAGCATCTTGTATGTCTTGTGTTTCTAACTTAAAAACATCTACATCAAGTTCTTTCATTTTTAATTCAAAATCTTGTTCTGCTTTTTTAAGTGCTAACATTTGTTCAGGTGTTGCTGACTCAATAGCTTTTTCTATTGCTTTAGGTTCATTCTTACAACCTAAGACTTCAGAGATCATATTAGCAGCCATACCACCCATAGGACCGCCTAATGCTGTTCCAAGAGTAGGAGCAACTGCACCTACAATATTTTTTAATAATCCGCCTATTTTCATATCTACTCCCATGTATAAACTTGTAATGGTTTAGCTTTACCTTTTACCTCTATTGGTTCTAATAATTGTAGCTTAAAATTACTATATTTAGCAGTTTCTTCGCCTATCAAAACTCCTACTCCTGCTACCTTTGTACTTGATTCTAATCTAGCAGCTACATTACAAGGATCACCTATAAGACTAAAAGCAAATCTATCTGTTGCACCAAAGTTACCGGCTATACAAACTCCTGAATTAACACCTATACCTATGGCAACTTTAGGTATATTTTCTTCTGCAAATTTAATATTTAATTGATCTATATTTTTTTCTATTTCTTTTGCAGCCTGTAAGGCAAGATTATGATGATCATCTTGTGGAATTATAGTATTCCAATGAAACATACCAGCATCTCCAATAAACTTATCAGTACAACCAAAATATTTATTAGCTGCTTGTACTTGTACGTCTAATACAGAATTCATTATATACGTCACCATTTCAGGTTCTACAGACTCTGATAGGCTAGTAAAACCTCTAAGGTCTGTAAATATAATAGAACAATCAACACGTTTACCATTTACCTGACAAAGTTCTGGATTATCTTGTAACTTCTTAACCATTCTTGGATCAAGATATTTACCAAACTGTCCTTTAATTTGTTGTCTTAATTTGTATTGTTCTCTAAACCTTAAATAAAACGTAGTTGAGCCTGTAATAAATTGTGATATTAAAGACCAAGTAACATCTATTAGTATGCCTTGTTGTATTAAATAATAACCACCTATTGCTGTACTTACAAAAACCAAGCTTGTTGTAGATATTCCCAAAGTTATACCAAAGGTATTAATCAAACTTATAACTAAACATATTGATATAAATGTAATTAATAACTCTACAAATAATGCGTAATCAGGTATATAAGGACTGTCTTCTATTAAAATAGATTCTGCTAATGCTGCTTGTATTTTATGAGGTTCAAGCAATCCTACAGGTGTAGCTAATTGAGGCATAATGCCTTTAGCAGTAAAACCTACAAAAACAAACTTACCCTCTACATTCATTTCTTGTAATGATGTTTCACGTGGAACTACCCAAGAAATCCATTTTCTACCTAAACTATCTGTTTTTACAGGAAGTAAACCTTTTACTCTTATTTCTTCAATACCGTTTTGATTAGTTTTTATTACGTAAGTATCTGCACCAGTAAGTATCTTTAATACTTCTGTTCCGTAAGCAGGTACCCATCCGTCAGGTGTTTTAAGCAATAAAGGTAATCTTCTTACTAAATTATCAACATCTGTTCTAGCTACAGCTATACCTTGATTGGCATTTTGTTTTAGTATGTTAATGTTTTCAATAACACCTTGAGCTGCAATACCGTTTACATCTTCACCTAATATTACTGTGCCAACAGTAGAAGGATAATTTCCATTGTTATTTTCAAACATTGCAAGAACACTAGGGGCAAAAGATAAAGCTTGTGCAAAGTCTTTGTCACCGCCAAATCTATCTGCTTGTGGAAAAGCAACTACCCAACCAACACCTATTGCACCTTTTCTTAATAATTGTATTTGTATTTCAGCAAGTCTTTGTCTGCTTAGTGGATAACCACCTTCTTGGGTTATATCATTTTCTGTAATATTAAGTACGCTAAAATATTCTGAAGACTGTTGTTCTTTAACAAAAGCATCAAAAGTTTTAAGTTTTATAATTTCATTAAATTTAAATTCGTTTATTTGTATAAAACATAAAACTGCTAACAGACTTGCATATATATATTTTTTCACGATCCTTGAGTAATTTTTATTGTTGTTGAAGAACCACCATTAACTTTAACAGTATTAGATACTCCATCTTGTATAAGTATTACTGTATAACTACCAGAACCATTAAGATTTAATTTTGCACTTTGATTGACTATTCTAGTAAGGCTTATATTTTGACCAGATACTATAGTTGTTATTTGTGTATCTTTGTCTTGACCTATTTCTGTACCGGCAATACGTATACCTACACCGCCTTGTTTGAGTTGATCTTCTTCTTTAGATATAGCTAGTGCATCTAGTACGTTAAGCAAGTCTTCTAAGAAGTTTACATCTAAGTAGTTTATGTCTAGTTCAGTAAACTCTAACTCTGCTTCTGCATCTAAAAAGTCTTCGTTAAGAAAGTCTATATCAAGATCATTAAAGTCTAAGTAATCTACTGTTGTTTTTGTTTGTGTTTCTTCTATTTGTTGGTCAACTTCTTGTGGAGGATTAACAATTAACATGTTATCAATTAGGTCTAGCGATATATCTAAAGTAACAGGTTTAGTAGGATTGTTTTCATATACAGATACTGTGGTAGCTTGATAGGGTTTATTTAATGTAACGCTACCCATAGCTGTAGATACTAAAATTTCACCACTAGATATGCCATTTTCATCAGGCAATAGTATAACTAGACTTCTACCTAGTTCATCTACTGTACAAGTAAAGTCTGTACCTCTAATTGCTATATCCGCAG